GCTCTTCCGATCTCGCCTGCCCAGCGCCTTGTGGCGACCGGACAGAGACACTCCGTAAACTATACAGGGCATCAGATTGACGTTGATGGCGTGTACGGAAAAGAATCCAGAAAGAACGCTGTCAGATGCCTCCAGAGGGCGGCAAATATTGACTGGGATGCAGGGCTTTCCGTGGACGGCATCATCGGAGCAAATACCCGGAAAGCTTTCGAGGGGCATTTCATAAAACGTGGCGAACGTCAGGATATGGTGACGGCGGTCGAAATCATCATGTACCTGAAGGGCAGGAATCCGAACGGCGTGGAAGTTCCGGGAACCTTCGGCGCAGGCCTTGCAAAAGCACTCGGAACGGAGTATATTACAGGCGCGGAAATATTGAGACTCGTTGATTAACGGGCAAAAAAAGAGGGGGGCGTTATGCCTTCTCTATCTTTGTTTTAGGCATTTTCCGCGCGGAATCGAGGCGGAAAACGTCATAACACGCTATATCACATTATAGCTATTATTATAGAAGAAACGCGCATAATAACGCTCTATAACGCACTATTTCCGTTCCCTCCCAGCCCTACCGGCTATTAAACGGAAAACCCGAGAATGTTGATTTTATCAGCGTTCCCGGGTCTTTTTTTTGCGTTCAAAATTAGTCCGCGCGGAATGGACGCGGAATATTATAAAATCTTTACGGAATCAAGTCTCTCATTATCTGCTTTCCGCACTTTGTCTGTCACGTGCATATAAATTTCCCTTGTGATGCTGCTGTCTGCATGTCCGAGCTGTCTGCTGATGGTCTCGATCGGGACACCTGCCTCCGCCATGAGAGAGGTGTACGTGTGGCGGAGAGAGTGCACCGGGAGAGGATGACCGGTTACTTTCTCGACATGCTCACGGAAATATTTACTGTATGCCTCATAGTGCATATAGCCTCCATCGTACCACGGGAAGAGCAGATCAGTCCGCACTCCAAAAGCAAGACAGATTTGTTTCTGGTGGTGCAGGATGGTCTTTACGAGGTCGAGGAGTTCCGGTCTCATGTGAATGATGCGCTCCGACATCTCTGTCTTTGTGCTCTGGACTTTCCGCACAACAAGCGAGTAAGTCTTATCCACCACAAGGCTCTGCGAGGCGATATCCACGTCTTTTACGGTGAGGGCGAGTGCTTCACCGATTCGACAGCCGGAGAGCACGAGAAAGCGCGTCAGGAGCTGATATTCGGTATGGTTGTCCATGGTGGAGATGACTTCCCGGAGCTGGTCGGATTCGAGATACTTTCCGATGACCTTGCGGCGGACGGAGGGCTCCGGGTAGCGTTCGAGGCGTTCGGTCACGGATGCGTCCGTGATGTATCCTTGCTTGTATGCCCAGCGGAAGAGGAGCTTGAGGTGCTTGATTCTCTGGTTCTTCCATGTGGCGTCCTTGCCCGACTTGTCCAGCAGTTCCCGAATGATGGGTGCGGAGATGCGGGAGATGAGCACATCGGAGCCGATGAGCTTCTCAATTCCGGCAAAGACAATCTCGTCCTGCTTGGCGGTCGATTCTTTCCGCATCTGGTACTGATAGCGGATAAAGCGGTCGATGAGTTCATGGAGCCGCATGGATCCGGGAGCCGTGTGCGTGGCTTGACGGATTTTTTTCTGGAGAATGCTTTGGGCTTCTTTTCGGGTGCTGGTAGTGTTTCGGTCGAGCGTTACGGAAACTTCACGCTTTCGACCCGTGAGAGGGTCAGGGAAGGATTCGGCAAAGCGGTACCTGCCGGTGGGTGTTTGGCGGATGTACATACTCACACCTCCATTTCATGTGCTCTGATTTCAATAAGGCCTGTCGGGAGGTCGCTGTCGAAGTCTCCTCTCATGATGTGATCTATCTCGTGCTTGTAGGCTTCGAGCCTTGCTCGGTCGCATAAGGTTTCGTTAATACAGATTGTGTACCAATCATCTTTCCGCACTACATAACTTCTAATTCTTGACGGCATGGGAATAACATAAGTGCGGATGTTATCAGGACATCTTTTCAATGAATTTTGTAACAAGTTCTACATCCTCCGGTTTAAGATTAGCTGATGCTTTGAAGAGTACGCCGTATTCGGGGTTCGTGCGCAGGCGGTCGGTGACTACTTGAACAACCTCATCGTCATAGTATTCGGTCGGGTGTCCGTCGGGGAGGACTTCGGGATTCTCTTCCAGCAAATCAGACAATCCACAATTCAGCCAAACGCAAATAGCTTGAAGCTTGTCCGCTCTCGGAATCTTTTTACCATTTGCCCAATCAGAAGCGGTTGCAGACGACACTTTCAAACGTCGGCATAATTCGGCTTGTGTCTTATCTCGCTCTGCCAGCAACCTCTTTAAGTTCCTTCCAAATGTCATTTTGAGTTTTTCGTCCATAGCGCCCGCCTCCTTTTTCTAAGTTTCTTCTTATATGTATAGTAGCGCAAAACTAGCAAATAAACAATTATTTTGAGAAAAAAAGTTCGCTTTTAGCTTGACATCTAACTAACAGCTAGTATAATAGAACTCAGGGTAGCCAGTGGCTAGCAAATAAATACAAAGGAGGTTTAGATGAAAGTAACAATCAAGGCACTGCGGGTAAATGCGAACCTGTCACAGCTCGAAGCAGCTGAAAAGCTCGGTGTGACTCCACGCACTTTGCAGAACTGGGAAAATAATATCACGTCCCCAACGGCAACACAGCTTGTCAACATTTGCAGGATTTACAGTTGCACGTTGGACGATATTTCTTTGCCCATTTCACTAGCTAAGAGCGAGACAACGTAAGCGGAAAGCGAGGAATCAACATGGAACTCATGAACCCAAACGAGCTTATTCCGCATCCGAGAAACAACGAGTTTTTCGATGATATGGAAGGGCAGAAATGGAAAGACTTCCTGCGGTCGGTCATGACAAGCGGAATCATCGAACCGGTCATTGTCACACAGGATTTATTCATTGTTTCCGGTCATCAGAGAGTCAGGGCGGCGAAAGCAATCGGACTTTTGAAGATTGCGGTTGAAGTCCGACACTACGACAGCGACGACAAGGTTCTCAAAGACTTGATCGAGACAAACATCATGCAGAGGGGCATTGGTAATACGAATCCGATTAAGTTAGCAAAGTGCATTACGGAGCTTGAGAGGATACTTGGGATTCGGAAAGGCTCTGCTAATGAGAAGGGCAATAACAGAATTGGTGAGAACAATAATTGCACTCACAAAACACAGAGTGATTTAGCGAACGAACTGAGGTTGTCAAAAAGTCAGTTGCAGAATTATAAACGCCTACTTGACCTTGTTCCAGAATTGCAGACAGTCGTCGAGGAAGGCAAGGTCTCAGCCACCAATGCTTCTGCTATGCTTGCGAAACTCCCGAAAGAACAGCAGTTGCAGATAGCGGAGCAGATCGTCGGCACAGACGGCAAGGTCTCAAAGCACGAACTTGAATTCTACAAGAACAGAGTCGATGAGCTTTCAAAGCAGGAGCCGAAAGTCGTTGAAAAGATTGTAGAAGTTGAATCGAAGGAAACGCTCCAGAAACTCAGGAAAGCCGAACAGAGTGCACGCGACTACAAAACGGGCTATGAGCGTGAAAAGCGGAAATATGACAATCAGCAGAAAGAAGTCCTGAGGCTCAAAGAGGAGCTAAGGGACGCAAGGGAACAGACGGAACAGGCGAACTTCTCCCAGAAATTAATCGAAAACGCTGCTTTCTTCATGACTGGTTGCGGACGGTTCATTTCCGAATACGGCGGACTGGTTTGGATCGTCGACCATCTGGAAGAGTTACCGGAAAAGGAACGAACAGGATACATCAAGTCAGTCGATGCGATTTATGCATGGGCGAATACATTAAGACAGAACATACAGGAGGGAATAAATGAATAACGAACTTATCACGAAGCTCACAAGTAATCAGCTCACGGACACGGATAGGGACAAGGTTCTTCTTTATGTCGTAAACAAGCTGGATTCGCTGGAGGACTTCAACAAGGAGACTAAAAAGAAGCTCGACGGCATCGGAAGATTTAAGCGTGACGTAGAAGAAGAGTATCCGCTTTTACCGCCGGAAGCAGACGAGCTTTCCAGAGAAGTCAAGAAGAAAGGCGTCGAAGTTCTTGGCGGAAAGAAGTCAAACGCATATGCAGACAAGAACCTCAGAACGAGCGTTTACAGGGACATCTATTATGAGGTCAAAAGGGAATATGGTCTGATCGATGAGAAGGGCAGTCAGCTCTCCTACAAGAAGCTCAAAAGAAAACACCTTAAAGGCGCATTTTCGGTAATCGCTGACTATACTCCGCCGATTGGAATCCAGAACGAAATCACAGCTCTCAATGAACTTGATGAGGATGATTAATCAGGAGGTGGCACTATGAAACAATTTCTTTCGATATCGGAAGCCTCCGAACAGCTCGGAGTTTCCGAACAGTACGTCCGTATGCTCATCACGGGCATTCGGAAGAATACGCCAAACCGTTATTATGTCTCGGACATCTTCGGCGGTGGGAGAATCGCTGTGAGGTTCGTAGCCTTGCAGGACTACGCAAAGTACCGGGACTACATCGAGACCGCTCCGCCATACGAGCCGGTCATGAGGGAAGCAGAACTGGGTATTTCTGGGTTTGCTCCGAATACGGTCACAACGCAGAGCATTATGTCAGAGCTGACGGTGGCTCTCATGAAACATATGGGGTACGGGACATGAGGACGGTATCGATACGGATCGAACCCGGCAAGATGGGCATAAAAGCCTACATCAACACCGAGTACAGAGGGCAAATATACGCCTCCAGAATTAAGGATCCTTTCGGGGAACAGCCTTTCTACATTCTGGACGGTAAGCGTTACGAACTGACAGAGCAGGATAAAGATAAGCTCTGGGAGAGGATGGGAAAATGGTTACGGAAAAAATGATGGATGCATTTCTGGACGGCATGGCCAAGGGCGCGCTGTACGCACTGGCGGGAATCGTCATGGCTCTTGTCCTGATCCTGCTTATGTTCGGGTCTCCGGAGAGCAAAACAAAGACGGTCACGGAGCCGCCGTGTGCGGTCATGATTTATAGCAACATCTAAGAAGGAGAGGACATGGGAAGAAAAAACAAAGAAGAATTTATTTGTAAGGATAGCCGTGATTGCTGTCTGAAAAATGATAAGGGGCTGTGTACAGCACTCACGGAAGTTTATGAAAAAGACGGCGATTGCCCATTCTGCAAGGAGAGCATGAACAAGAAGGGTGGAAGGATCACAAGGAATCAGCAGGGCGTAACATCGAACGGAAAGCCGATAAGTGCACAGGGGTTTATTGATAAGCGCATTAAGCTCTCCGCAAGAAATGAAAAGCAGGAGGATTGCACATTCTATCTCGGAAAGAAAAGGCTCTGCAAGGCAACACATAACGAGTCATGCGAAGGGTGTGGATTTTATACTCCGAATCACGCAAAGCGCACCGAAGCACTTGCACAGCATCTCTACAAACAGGAGAAAAAAGAGATTGAGATGCGAGACGAAATCAGAGCGCAGAACAATACCATTTTCGAACTTGGCGGAGTGATCAATCAGCTTGAGGCAAAGAACGACCGCATCAAGCCGTATGCGCAGATTGGTAAATCTGTCATGAGATATACGAAGAGGAGAAAACAGGCATGATAGCCAGGAAGCCGGTCACGCATTACGTGACACCGGGAACGGAGAACTTCTTACACGGCGCGGAAACATACAGAAAAAAGCAATACATCAATGATGAACGCATGAACCGTCAGAGCGCGCTCATCACGAAGTTAAAAGCTCCGGGTTTGACGCAGGATCAATGCGGAACATGGAGCTCCGAACAGCTTATGGAGCTCTGGAAGCTCCGCTACGAGCGCAAGCCGAAATTCACCTACGACCAGCTCATGAAGCGGTTTAAGGTCAAGAACTCATGGGATATCGTGAATACGCTCTGCCTGCTCCAGAACAGACAACGAGCAGGGATTGACATGTGGACACCGCTCGAAGGGAAGCCAAGACCGGAGCCGACAAGGCCGGTCATCGTCAAACAGAAACGAAAACCATACAAGATTAATGAGAACGTTAAGGACTACGTCCGCATGAGCGGAGCAGGGTACACCGTCAAGGAGATTGCAGACCTTTACGGGTGTAGCCGGGAGAACGTACGGAAACGCCTCCGTAAAATGCAGAGAGAACGGGCAGGTGAATACGCCGACCTGCTTGCGGAAGGTAGAAAGCAAAAAAGACCCGAACGCCAGGGGTAAGGGTGAACGGGTCAGGAATTAAGACAAGTTAAGTATAGCATGAAAGGAGAAAGATATGGAAGAAATGATTAACAGAAAGAACGAACTTTTGCTTGGGGCGTCAAAGAAACTTATTGACGTGGGCGAAATAGCCCGGATGCTTGAAGGTGTTGATTTCGATAGTGCAATCTCCGCAAGAATATTCTGCAAGGTTGTAGGTGAATATCTCCGCAATACCTCTTATGGTGCCTACGCCATGCGAGAAGAAGCAGACAAGGCACTGCCGGAAGCTGTTGAGGTACCGGAAAATGAGACCGATATGTGAAATCTGCCACGCCGAAATCACGGAGCCGCGCTGCATCATCCTCTCACCATTCGAGCGCAAATACTGCCACCTGTCCTGCTTCCGAGGGCGCATCACAGACGCTTTCTCGGATGTCATCGGAACGCAGGATGATTTGATCGATGAGCTGGTGGCGGATGCGTGCGAGGATATGCTGATTGGACACACGCCATCGGAAGTGGAGGAACCAATCTATGACGGAAGCGTATGAAGCAATCAGAGCCCGCATCTACGAACTGCTTGCGGAGGTTCCAGAAGACAAGATAACAGAGAAGTACGTGGCGGGAACGATACGGGATTACACGCAGGCACTATTGAACATTGAGAAATTGAAAGGAGGAGAGACATGGCGAGAGTAATCGGCTTGATTGGCGAATCGGGATCCGGAAAGACTACCGCGATGAGGAACCTCGATCCTGCAAGCACATTCTACATTGATTGCGATAAGAAGGGATTGAGCTGGAAGGGCTGGAGGGAGCAGTACAACAAAGACCGGGATAACTACCGGGCGTTAGATGATCAGAGTCTTGTGCTGCAGATATTCAGATTCATCAACACAAAGGAAAAGTACAAACATATCAAAGTAATTGTTGTTGACACTCTCAACGGCATAATGGTCGCGGATGAAATGCGCAGAATGAAAGAAAAGGGGTACGACAAGTGGCAGGATCTGGCCATTGCCGTATATGACATCATCGACACCGCATTAACTATGCGGGATGACCTGACAATCATCTTCGTTGCGCACAGCCAGACGGAGCGAGACGATAGCGGGTACATGTTTACAAGGATGAAAACATCCGGTAAGAAGCTCGATAAGATTGTGCTGGAGTCGAAAATGACGACCGTGCTTTACGCGGAAAGCAAAGACGGGGAATACGTCCTGCATACAAGGAGCGACAAGAGCACAGCAAAGACGCCAATGGGAGCATTTGAGCAGGACGAAATCCCGAATGACATGGCGGAAGTGTTGAAAGTTTTGGAGGAGTATTAATATTGGGGGTTGCTTATCTGCCAGACGGAACACTGATTGACTACAAGGAATACATTGAAAAACATCCGTACTGGCAAAGGGTACGACAGGCGAGATTTGATTTTGACGGTGGTAAGTGTGTGATATGTCACAAGGATCTGCACGACGAACCGTACAACACGCACCACCTGCATTATCAGCGGTTAGGACATGAACGACTCCGGGATGTTATTACGCTTTGCCCGGGATGCCATCACGACTTCCACCGGAGCTGGCAGAAAAGCCAGTTCTGGAAGGGCAAAGAAAAAGGACACTGGGAGACGTTCAGTCTCGAACACACAGCAAGGTTGTGTGCGCACTACTGGAAGGGAGACCGGCTGATATGCAGGAGCAGAGATGCGCCGAACTTGTGCGCAAGGGACGTGTGCAGAGACCTGCTTGACGATTATTTCCGGGACTTCAATTTAACTGCTCACCCGATTATCGACCCGAATGATATTTCGCTTTTTGTCCGCAACAAGCGGTACGAACTGTATTTCGAGGCAGAGGAGCGGGGGTTAACGGTGGAGCAGTTCCTGGATGAATATTACGGTCAGAAAATCAGAGGGAAAAACCCGCTAAGACAAGAAGCAGGTCGGAAGGGCGGACCATTCGACCACACGCCGGAATCATTTCACAGACACTATTTGGAAAATCCAAATATTAATTTACTCATGGAGGAGGCTAAGAAGTATGAAGAAGATTCTTAAAGAGAGTATGAAACAGATGCTTACAAAATACCTCGCTGAGTTCAGCAAGGAAAAAGACCAGAGTCCTGCTCAGGTCGAGACCTACGCAAACAACTTTGTCAACGAGTACGAAAGATACCTGAATGCCTACAATGATTTTAAGGAGGACTGAAACATGAAAAAGCCCGATGGATACGATGAAGCGAAAGCCAGCGGAGAATTTACGCCACCTGCAGACGGAGGACATTACGCAACCATTAAGCAGGTCGCAGAGAGACAGTCATCGACAGGGAAGGATATGGTCGTTGTTCTGTTTGATTTCTGCAAGCCCGATAAACAGGAGGGCTACTTTGCGGATCAGTTCAACAGCAACGATAAAGAGGATAAGAAATGGCCGTTTGCCGGGACGAAATACGTTATGGTCAATGACTATCAGGATCCGAACAAAACCAGCAGGGCATTTAAAACTTTCTGCACTTGCGTCGAGAAGTCGAACAACATGCAGGTTTCATGGGGCGGAAATAATTGGGGCTCCCAGTTTAAAGGAAAGAAGATCGGCATTGTTTTCGGAGCAGAAGAACAGGAGTATCAGGGAAAGATAAGCATGAGGCACATTCCGAAATGGTTCTGCGATATCACAAAAGTAAAGGACCAGAAAGTGCCGGACCCGGTTTACATCAACGGAGTCAGTCCTGCAAGGCAGATCACGAGCAGTTCCGCAAAATCAGACAGTGACGGCTTTATGAACGTCCCGGATACAGACGACGACGAAATACCATTCTAAAGGAGTCCGCTTATGCGGTGGGAGAAATACATTGACGCCGAAGAAGTCAGACGGGCGATTGAAATTTTACAGAAAAGCGGTGGCGTGTTTGAAGTTCGCGTGATTGGGGCGTCAAGCCGGAAGGACATCATGAGCGGATATTTCCGGGACGTAGATACCATGCTGCAGGAAATCGACTCCGTAGATGTGCGCGGCAGAAATATCTATATCACTCTGGGGGAGGTAAAAGAAGAATGCTTCTCCCGCTCCCAGAGCGAATGTTTTGAGCGGAACCCCAGCACAACATCTGATGGAGAAATAAAAGCGTACAGATGGTTGTTCATCGACCTAGACCCGGTAAGACCCACGGGAATTTCATCAAGTGATGCGGAGCTGGAAGAAGCAAAGAAATTAATGCTGACGGTACTGCAGTACATGAAAGAGTTGGGGTTCCCGGAACCCGTAACGGCAATGAGCGGAAACGGGTATCACCTGCTATACCGGATAAATGTCGTGAATGACCTACCGGGAAGAATGCTGATTGAAAAGTGTCTTAAAAATCTGTCAGCCATGTTCGATACGGATAGGGTCAGGATTGACACAACCAACAGTAATCCGAGCAGAATTTGCAAGCTCCATGGAACACTTGCGCAGAAGGGGCGAAACACGAAGGAAAGACCGCACAGAATGAGCGGAATTGCCCACGTGCCGGAATGGATCGAGACCACAGACAGAGAAGTCCTGCAGAAACTTGCGGACGAACTGCCAGACGAACAGCCACAGCGTAACACTTTTCGGCGGGGTTATACAAGCAAACCAGACGATTTTGACCTGCTTGACTTCTTGAGCAGGAACGGCATTCGGTACACGGAGCAATCTGGAGATCGGTCAAAAATTTACCGGCTTGACGAGTGCCCGTTTGATCACAGCCACCGGAACGGAGACGCAAAGATATTCCATTATCCTGACGGGGCAATCGCATTTAAGTGTCACCATAACAGCTGTCGGCAGTACAAGTGGCAGGATGTTCGGTTGTTGTTCGAACCGGATGCTTATGATCGAAACGACTTGCAGGATGATGAACGAATTGACGCCGGGTATAGAGCGCACAAGCACAAGAAGGAAGAAGAGGACGCAATCCGGGCTGACATCGAGAAGGACACCAGAGCAAAACCGAAACCGGCAAAGGAGCGAATCTTCCGAAAGCTAAAGACTGCGGACGGACTTATGCAGAAAGACATCCCGGAGCCGCGTGTGTTGATTGGCGTAGGAGAAGAGGTTCCGCTACTGGTCGAGGGTACTTGTATCTTATCGGCAAAACCCAAACTCGGCAAGTCGTGGCTTGCGCTGGCAATGTGCATTGCGCTCGCGAACGGTGAGAGTTTTCTAGGCTACCAGACCCGGCAATGCTCAACGTTATACCTCGACCTTGAAACTTCAGAAAGTCTGCAGCAGAAGAGGCTCAGGAAGATGTTAAAGGAAAAGGATCCGCCGAAGAAATTCTATCTGGACACTGAAACGGATAGCATTGAGGACGGTTTTGTAGACCAGATAGAGAACTATCTTGCCCAGGATCCGGACATTGGACTTGTGGTCATTGACGTCTTTCAGATAATCCGAACAAAGGCAAAATCCGCAAAGGAAACAGAATATGAACACGCCTATCGGGATATTACGCCGCTCAATGAGCTGGCTCAGAAATACCATATTAGCATCGTGTTGGTCTGTCATGATCGCAAGGCTGTGGATCCGGATGATCCTTTTTCAAATATCCTCGGAAGCACGGGCCTGCAGGGAGCAGCCACCCAGATGATCGTCATGTTCAAGAAAAAGAAAGACGACCCGATACATATATCCGTAAAAGGCAAGACAATCGATGGACTTCCGGAGCTTAACGTGAAGCTGGAGGACGCAGAGTGGTCAATCGTGGAAGGCAGCGGAGATGCCGAGCGCGAGAAAGAACGAGCAAGACAGGAATACCTTAATTCCGAAATCAGGCGGGGTGTGATTGCAATAGCAGAGGCCGAGGAAGAATGGCGGGGGCGTTGCTCTGAGATTATTCAGGAGTGCATTATGGTCAATGTTCCGATCACCGATACACCAAAAGCAATCGGGGGTTTCCTGCATAAAAATCAGGGGCGTTTCCTTGCGGAGGACGGTGTCAGGATTGAAATTATCAACAATGGTACAGGACCGAAAATTTATAAAATTAGAAAATCTACCATTGATACCATTGATGAAAAGGACACTCTGCCATTGATGGACTTCAAAAAAGATGATAACTATGCACCTTTCTAAAGGTCACTCTCTATAAAAAACTCCTTACTATTGATAGGGAGTTACCATTGATGGAACCATTGATACACCATTGATTACTATTGATGTATCAATGGTATCAATGGTAATCAATGGTAGTTTTTATATACGTAGGAAAACGAGGTAAATCAATGGTGAACGAACAGGAATTAAGACGGATCTACACCGTCGTCCTCGCCTGCTGGAAATTCTTTAAACGGCACGCGACCGCAGAAAAAGACTGGGACGCGATCGTCGGCGAGGCGACAAATATTTGGAACGAGAGTGGGCAGGACAAAGTTGCGCAGCATATCATCTTCGGATTTGTGGATGCGCTGGAAGAGATTGAGAAGAGAGAAAGGAGTTAAGACATGGGCAAGAGCGTATTTGAAATGATGAAGGAAAATGATGCCGAAGAAAAGAAAGCGGCATTCCTCCAAAAGCAAAGAGGCTTGTCCTATCGGTCAAAAGTCAGATATGCGGAGAATCTCGTGCGAGAATACATTCACGATGCAAGAGAGAAAGGCTACAACACGCATGTAAGCGTAGGAGGGCTTGATTCTATTACGCTCTCGTACTTCATCCGTGACCACTGCGGCTTTCACGATGTTGAACTCGTGAGTTGTTCGAGCCTTGAGGATATCAGCATACAAAGAATACATCGATTGATGGGCGTTATCCGTTTGATGCCTGCAAAGCACACGTCCGGGCCGAGGAAGGGCAAACCATGGACGAAAGCGGAAATATTGCAGGAGCATGGTTTTCCGGTCTTATCGAAAGAAATTGCGGGAAAGATTGAGCTACTTGAGAATCCTTCCGAAGATAACAAGACGGTCAGGCATGCGATCATAACGGGCGAGACGGGCGAATACGGAGGGTGGCAAAAGAACAGCCGAATGAAATTGTCAAATAGATGGTTGGAGCTGTTCGGCGGGTATGAGAATGAAAACGAGGGGACGCACTACGGAAAACCGGATAACTTCAAAGTCTCGCAAAAATGCTGCTATTACCTCAAGGAAAAGCCCTGCGATGATTGGGCGAAAGAGCATAACAGCGTGCCGTTTCTTGGAATGATGGCAAGCGAGGGCGGAAGGCGTGCGAAATCCCTTATGATGCACGGGTGCAACTATTGGGGGAAGTCAACGATTCGGAGTTGCCCGTTTGCAATTTTCTACCGACAAGACCTTTTGCAACTCGCACTCGATTTGAATGTGCCAGTTCCGGAAATATACGGAACGATTGAGCGCAAACCAGACGGGACGCTGTACACAACAAAAGCTCAACGAACCGGTTGCTCAATGTGTGGTTTTGGCATTCACATGGAGAAAAGACCTCACCGCTTCGACCTGCTTCGCGAGACTAATCCTAAAGAATGGGATTATTGGATGAACAAATGTTGCAAAGACCCGGACGGAACTCCATACGGATGGGCAAGAGTTCTTGATTACATCGGAGTTGAATATGGCGACATTCTGAACGAGGGACAAATCCCGGGGCAAATGAGTATCAATGATTTTATCTAAGTAAAGGAGTTAAGACATGGCAATTTACAAGACAGTAACAGACATCCTCCTCCGCATGGTGGCAAACGGGGAGCTCACAAAGAAACAGACGCTCGACATCCGGTACGCACACGAGAACGAGAAAGCTGAGTGGCGGAGCAAGATGGTCAAGGTCGCAGGTCTTGCCTACGAGGCAGGTCGCAAGCACGACATGATGGAGCGGAAAGCGATTGTGGATGATATTGTTTCTGGAG